AGCCATCTTCACAAAGATCACATTCATGTGACGATCTTCGATGGAGCCAATCTCCTTACCACCAGCCATCTTACGGAACACGCCGCCCTTGATAGAGATGCGCTTAGCGGCACCGCCGCCACCGGCAACTGCACGGGTATCGTCATCGACCCCGCCCTGAATCTGGGCGAGTTGGTTCTTCAAACTAGTAATAATATCGTTACTCATAAATTCCTCACTTACTGGCTTTACGCACTGAAACACCGTACTCACGCATCACGTTCACTCCCGGCGGTAAACCGTCCATAGCGGTCTCCGAAAGGAACTGCTTAAAGTTGCTCTGATGGATGCGTCTCTCAAGCAACTGAACCGCCTCAGCATCTAGAACGAACTTATAAAAATTCTCCCAGTCTTGACAGAAGAAGCGTTCGTTCAACTTCCTCATCACCGTGCCGTGCTTCGTCTTGATGCTGTCGGCATTGACTGCATTACACATCTCAAGCATGACTGCTTCCAACTTAGCCATGTCTTCTTTCAACTTGGCATCTGCTAATTCGTACTCGCGGAGCAACTTATCGCGCTCCGAGCGTATTAACAAATACGCTTCAACTAGTTCATCTGTATTACCCATTTTCTACTTCCTCTAACTCCTGCTTGTACAGGTCTACTAACTTTTGATGGTCGTCAACTTTGCCTTGGAGCATGGTGTAGATCTTCTTCTCAACTTCCGATCCACGCAGATGCACCACTGACATTTTGTTGACTTGGCCTACTCTCTCAATACGAGCAATGCACTGTAGATACGTCTCTACCGACATTACCGGTGCCCAGAAAACAACTGTGTCAGCAGCAGTCAGCGTTACGCCGTGTGATGCCGATTGAGGCTGAATTACTAGGACTCTAGGATCTGTGGCAGTTTGGAATCGGTTGATAATGTCGTGCCGATTCTGTGCTGAAACACTCCCGTTTATCACATCGTTCGTTATGCCTTCTTTCGTCAGGAATTCCGTAACGATGTCGATAGCATGAAGGAACGGAACAAATACTACAACCTTATTGGTAGTTTCTTCAAGCACTTCTTTGAGCGCGTTGAGTCGGGGCGAGATGTCGAACTGAACAACGTCATGCTTGTCCGTATACACAGCCCCCGAGGATATCTGTAGAAGTTTGTTAAGAGCCGCTGCCGCATTGACGGCGGAGACTTGTTCTCCCGCTGCTTCTATCAGTAGTTGCTTTTTTAACGCATGGTAATACTTCGACGCCTGTGGGCTTAGTTGTACGTCTCGGGTTTGGTAAATAATTTCTGGGAGATCTAGACACTCTTTCTTGGTGTACCTGATCGCCGGTTGCAGCGCACGGTACACCTCGTCTGTGGCTACGTTCTTCGGAACCCATTTAAATTTACTGACCTGCACCATGACGCGATCACGCCAAGCAGTTGAGAACTTGGGGACACGACCGGGGCTAATTAACTTAGCTAACCCGAACGCATCAACTGGCGATTGTGCGGCAGGGGTTCCAGTCAACATCCACAACCATGTGTCTGCCTGAATCAACTTGGCAAGGTTCTTCCATCGCTTTGTGCTTGGACTCTTATAAGCGTTGGCCTCGTCAATCACGACAAGATCGAACTTGGCTTTCTGTAAATCCTCTAGCACAACCGCCGTGCCGTCATAATTAATGATCGTGAAGTCAAAGTTTTCATCTAAGATCTTCTTACGCTTCGACGCCGAGCCGTGTGCGACCCCGCACGTTCTGTGCATCGCCGCCTTAAAGATATCGGCTTGCCATGCTGAATACATAATTGACAACGGACAAATGACTAGTACTTTCTTGATGATGCCTTGTTTCATCAAGTAGTCAGCAGCCCAGACTACCGCTGATGTCTTACCTGTCCCGGCCTCGTTAAAGCAGAAGGCGCGTTGGCGCAGGGACAAGAACTCTGCCGTATCACGTTGATGGTCGAACGGTTTAAATATCCCCGGCCAGTCATAATCTCGCTGCATAGGCGAGGGGATCTTGGGTACGTTGGGATTGGGCAGGTAACGATCTAGGTACTCAGCGAGAGTCTTCATCTCGCCGTGATCCCAACAGATCAGGACTTCTTTGCTGTGCTTATTGTCTTTAAGGATTTCGCTGCGTTCTAACCGAGTTGTGATCTCAGTGGCGAAATTATTGGATGCGGTTATTTGCACCGCTGCGTTATCTACTATTTGCATACTGTACCTTTGTTACTGAAGGCCCGTATCGTGGGCTAGACGGCTGACGCCTAGGGGCATTTCATCGAGGTAGCGAAGCCCTATCGTCAACTGGCGCGGTTATTGGGGGGAGAAGTGGGTGGGAAACTCCCCTACAGCACACTCACGCCTCGTGCATTATTTCATAGCACCGCTAGAAGTTCTACGGAATGAACGGTTTTTTGACGGTGGTTCCAACCGAGTCCCGGTTGAGTTACTGCCACCTTTAGAAAGCGCCTTCACATGGGCAATATCTTTACCCTTTCGGCTGATACCTTTCTTGTCATACGACCGACGCGCACGCTGGCGCTCCATGCGGTTCTCGTGTTCGCCACGCTCAACCTGCTGCTTGTATTCCTTCTTGTATGGCCGTGCCTTGTTTACGTATGGCATTTAATTGCTCCTCTGGAATCCAACACGTTGCTACCAAGACACGTTGATTGCGTCCTGATTTCCCCGGCTTACGGATGCCGGTGTCTACAATCATACCCCTGTCAAGCAACGCCCTGTATCTAGCCGTGATTGAACTGTATGGGTATGTCGGATAAATCGCTCTTACGTTATCGCTAATACAACCGTCTGCCCCGAAACCCCTTATGGCTTCGTAGACCATTCTTTCTAACTTGGTTGTATCTACATCTCTCGCTGCTTCATGGCTCGTATCGGGATCGTCTTGTCTAACTAAATAAAACGGATCTGTACCGAAAATATCTTCGTTCATACTATCGCTCCTTATAAAACTTACATGTACTAACTGGACACCATCCGCACAACCCCCCCGGTTTCGCCATCCACATATTGTTGTCATAAGAGATCTGGATTGCACTCAGCACCGGGAGGAAGTTCTCCCAGAGTTTGTTTATGTCAGATCTCGCATACTCTTCAGTTACGAAAGTATTGTGCATCACGAACAACAAGCCCGCCTTGATCCGCTCAACTTCAGGAAAGTGAGCAAAGGTCATCAAGGCCATCAACTTTAACTGCTTCGGGTCAGGGTAGCGGTTGCTGCCAGTCTTGTAGTCCACGATGTAAGCATCGGCTCCATCCACGATCAGCAAGTCCACGATACCCCGTACCCATCTATCCTCCGAATCAAACGCGCACGGCTCATGAGTTTTTGATATTGCCATTTCATGCTCACAATATCGCGAGCCGGCTATCGCGATTAGCGCGTCTAACTGTGGCTTAAAACGTTCATAATTCTTGGCAAGTGGCGTCCCGTCACGAACGTAATCCTCGCAAGCCTTGTGTACAGCCGTGCCGTACAGCATCTGCTCGGTAGTTTTCTTCGTGTAGTCCTTGGCTACCTTGGTGTGGTAGTACTGCTTCGGACAATTTATGTAGTCTTTTAGACTGCTGAACGACCACTGAATCACTAACAATCCCCATAGGACTCCCCGTACTTGGCCTCGCAAGCAACAGGCAACCCACTAGCCCAACTAGGGGGAGTAGACATGACTTCAGTTATAAACGCAACTGCTTGGTCTAATTCGTCTTTTGGTACAACGATTACCGCTGCGTCATGCACTGTCAGGACAGGTCGATAGCGTTCTCGTATCTTGAGCATCTGCTCACCGACAATAATCCGAGCCAAGGCTTGCACGATGTTCTCAACCATCGCCCCACCCCATATACTTGTGACACCACGGCGAGACTTGTAGATGTACTTCTTATCGCTAAGTCTGAGATCGGGGTATCGTATAAACATTTTATTTGGGAGTAGCACTCCCGACGCGGTAGCCCATACGCACCTGTTCTTGCCTATCGGATAAGACTTTAAATTATCAGGCCATGACGATAGGTGATGTAACGCACTGTCGCAGTCACGCCATAAGTCCGTGATCATGTGGTTGGAGTCACGGTACAGATTCACGATTCGCTTGCACTCATCTTCAGGCAGGTCAGCCCCCGGCGGCTGCGTCTTCAGCGTGTGCTGTAACTTCTTCGCTCCTGTGCCATAGCCAAGTCCCAAGATGCAGGTCTTGCCGACGAACCGTTCGACCGGATCGGCCTTGCTGATAGGCTTCTTGTAGATCTTCGTAGCAAAGATCGAATACACATCGTCGCCCTTTGCGAACTGTGCGGTGACATCATCCTGTCCAGCCAGCCATGCGAGTACACGCGCCTCAATCTGAGAAGAGTCACAGTTGATAACTACGTGGCCTGCGGGGGCCATGATGGACTTCTTCAGCGTTTTCTTTTTCTTATCACGGCTTGGCAGGTTCTGGAAATTAACCGAGTCCGACCCCGCCCACCGTCCGGTGTGCGCCCCGTAATACTTCAACGGGATTGGAACCTTGCCACCGTTCCGCGCCCCGATCCCGATGAATCGTTCGATGCGCGACTCCTCTATAGTGGACTTCGTACCCAACCGAACAGAGCAAAGTTGTTGGATAAGTGGGTCTTCGTGTTCTAATAACTCAATAAACCCTTCATCGTTTTTAGCAAGTGCAAACGTTTCCTTACCGGTTGTTGGACTAATCTTCATCGGCACAGGGATGCCGAGTTCCTTCAGGATGGCAGCGAATTGAGGATTACTTGCTAACTTCGCCCGAACCTCTTCCTCACTCCCAACGTCTAGTACCCCTTTCAATCCCGCCAAGAGTTCGTTCTTTTCCTGCTTGATCTCTTCAAGTCGCTCGACCAGTAACGCATCGTCCACCGTGAGGGTAGGAATCGTATACATCCGCAGGGTCATGTCGATCAGGTCAAGTTCTTCTTGCGGGAAGTAATCCTCGATAAAAAGGTTGAACAACTTGTAAGTAAGATTGACATCGTTAATACAATAATCCCCATAACGATGCAGATCAGCAGGAGCAAAGTCTTGCCGACGCTTCCCAAGAGCATCGACGACTTCCGTACCTTTCTCACCTAAGTTATACCTCTTAACTAAGTTCGCCAAAGATCCGCTTACATCAACGCCATGCTTAGCCCGAGCCATGCACAGGGTGTCGAAGTAATAGGCAGGAACGATGTCGAAGATAAATGACAGGATGCCACCATCGAACTGTGTGTTATGGCACAGCAGGGCTGACGTACTCCAATCAACTTGGTTTAGCCATGCTTTAATCTCTTGCTTGGTTCCGCTGAACCACTGCGTCTCATCATCGTCGATCTTCATCGCTACACCGACGACTTCAAACAACGGACTACGGATATATTCTTCCGTGGTCATCCGACTGAGACTGAACTGATGAGAATAGTACGTCTCAAAATCAAGTGTTACGAATGACATATTTCCACCCTTTTGCTGTCTCTACGAAACCTATTGCCGCCATCGCCTCGACTGAGCGGCACTGACCAAACTTGTACTTGTGCGACCGAAACGATTCCGGGTTAGCGAACTTTCGCTTGCACTCCGTACATTTTCTTTCTTTTACGACCGTCATCTTTCAACCTCGCTACCTCAGCCCGTAAGTATTTGATCTCGTAGTGGCACTGCCACAACACGCTACCCACCGTCAAAAACTTAAACTCTGTAGTTGTTGATGTGTCGTTGACCTCGTTGGGCAACGCACGTATTAAATCTAGTATGTCATCTTCGATTTCCACGTAAATACTCCAATTCATTCCTCAAAGTAAGAAGCTCTAACGAAAGCACTGTAGCCTCGTCGGACAGTCCCGCCCTCCGTATGTTCTGTAAGGATCGTTCGACTAGCGACTGCTGACTCTGGCCATACCCCCAAGGGGCGGCGTTCAACTCGTCTTTCCACGAGCCGGGTGGGGATATGTTGTCTACCACCGTTTTCGATTTCGATTCTGTAGTCATACTCTTTTATCCCACGATGAACTGCTGATGCCATGTGGTGCTGTTTGATGCCCCATTCTTTCTCTAGGTCTTTGTACCGCACCCTGTCATGATTTTCTCTAGCCTCTCGCTTGCGCTCCATCAAAATTTTGTATTGCTCAAACGAAATCACCAAATTAAACCTAGACGGTTTGATGTACTTCTTATCCTCACTCATCACCAATAATCTCTCCCACCACGCTTGGCTCCCCATGCAGGGGGCGGCACGTGCGCCCATTCTTTTCTACGGTACTCATCTGCCCTTCTGAAAAATCCAAGCAACCATCTAATCATTTTTTAACCTCCCGTTCTGACAGCATTGCGTCGGCTGTGGCATAGGCAAGTTTGGTGACTTCTTCGGGTCGTAGTACGACCCCGTGGGATATGACGTAACCCTGCATCGCCTTGGCAGCAAAGTAATCCCGCAAAGTCATGCCGTGTCCCCACCACTTCAGACGCTCACCTTCCAACTGTGGGAAAGCAAACTCATTCTTGGGTTTCACGCCCGTTTCCTCCGGGCAATTTCGCGCTTCAGGTAAAACTCTGCTTTCTCAAGATCCTGCACCGGATCGACATCGACCTTCTTCCCTGCGCGAACAACGTACTTCACCACGTTGAACAGGTAGGCGTTCTCGGTCAGCCCTTTGGCTTCAGCAAAGTCTATAAAATCTATTCCACCTGCCGTGTAGTGTGCAGGGCGGTTGACCGGATCGGGTTTGTCTTTGATCTTGTCCAACGCATTGAGCGTGGCCTTCATCTCTGTGACCGCTTTAACGATCTTCAACTGCTTCTGTTTGTCAGTCCACCGGACGAAATACACGTACTTTGTGGTTGACTTTGTTGCCTTCGCTACCTCGCTCACCTTCTTGCCTTGCGACAATAGGCTGAGAATCTTTTCTTTCTTGGACATAACTAATCAACTCCTTGCGTAGGTTCTCTACGTTTGTTTCATCAACTATGACCGCGACCCCTCCTGCTTTTCGGATGTCATCGCAGTGCTTCAACTGTAGTGCGGTGGGCTTCCCACCGTTTGCTTTACACTCTATAGCATAAAACAACCCGGCGATACAAATAATAAAATCGGGCACACCACTGTTCCCGTAACCCCCTGTAACTGGCATCGTGTAGTACGCGCCAAGATCCGACAGGATCTCTTTAACACGCTTCTTTACTTTGGCCTCGGGAGTCACCGTATTAACTAATACGCTACTTAGACCGGAGTCTTCCCGGTCAGTTCATCTAAAAAACTATTGGGCAAACAAACCACATATTCATGGGCGCCGGTCATCCACCCGGTATCTAAGAAATGTTCAGGGACATAATCGGGGCGAGACATAGAATCACGCCGATTATCCTTACACGGCCAGTCAATCGCATGAATCATGGCTAAGACTTCTTTTAACTTCATCGGCATTGTCTTGAGCGTAAACACGCGCACAAGGTTATCGCTCACTCGTATATGAAACTCTCCTATATCAGTGAAACGTCTCATGTATACGTACGTTGCGTCCTCCCCCTTTACAGGTATAGGTCTTAGTCCTGCGGCATAGGCATTGAAGAGCGATCTTTCCAACGCTTCCTCGGCCGACTGTTTAATCTCTTTCCTACTTACTAAGGACATGAACACTTGCTCCGTTGCCGTTCCATGATGTCTCAGAGTAACACCCCATCTCCAACCAGAACTTCGCGCCGCTCGTATTCTGCGGCAGCATCTCGTGGGTATTACGGTGAGTCTTGAGCATCACCATCGAGAACTCCAACTGCTTACGGGTCTCGTCAGGGATAGCCTCAAACGACGGATACCACTGGAACACAGCCTCCGGGGGAATGTACTGGAACGAACCCGTATACGGTAGACCAGACTCTGAGTAAACGTCTAATGCTTTGTGGCAAGGCTCGGGCTTGACCGTACCCAGAATGACGCCCTTGTTCATGTTGTCCACATAAAACCACTTCTCACCATCCATGAACTCTTTGGCATCGGCAATCGCCTTGTCAAACTTTTGACGCTGCTCCTTGTACATCCTCACGTGGGCTTCAGCAGTTATCCTAATATCCATTGGCATCTCGGCTAGTGTGCGTTCACCTGCGTACAGCTTCAGTAAGAATGTCGCCAGATCATTTCCTAGGCGAGACGCTTCTACGCATGGCGCTCGGACAGTGCGCTCCCCGTACAGGTTATCGACCAGATCATCGAGCATCCCACGTACACGCACATCGAAGAACTCATACGCACCTTCAAGCGACCTATCAAACGAATTGGCTGCGTCATGATCCGACTTGATGGAAAACTTACTCTGTACGTACTTCGGATTAGAACTTGTCAAGGTACGATGTGGTGCATCCTCCGTGTGTGATCCGTACATACCCACACTGATATGGTTGTACGACGGTGAACCATTCGTGATCATCGCAACAGATACACCCTGGGGAGATACGATATTAACTTCTTTAACGACATCGACCATGCTGTTGCCGTGTCCGACAAAAGAGTGCGTATTGATAAACCCGACACGGATCTCCTTGCCAAGGCTACGCGCTCGGTTGTACATATTTGTCACGATGCCGAACAGAGGCGACCGGATCAGTTTCATGCGCGTATCCGCATCGCATTGCCCTGCCAGAAACAAATTGTTCGCATTGAATGCTTGCTTAGTCCTACCCACTTGAGTACTCCTCGGTTAAAAGAATGTATAGAAAAGTAACACGCCAACTAGACAACTAAAGAAACCATGCCGAAATGCAGAGTAATACACTCGCTTCACTTCATGGTGTACCTGTCGTACTAACTCTTCGTCGCTCATATCATTTCTCCTCACGCCTTCATCACAACCTTCTGACCTCGGGGCGGGTCAAAAGTTTCCTTGCCGCCTTCCTTGATGATCCACACAGGCGGGATGTATGTATTCCACTTGATGTCGCTTTCCAAGTAGCCATCGGTGAACACGATCATGCAGTCTGCGTTCAGGTTGTTGTCGATGATGTATTTGCTGACGCAACCAACCTCAGTGCCACCCCCGCCCATCGGCTTGAACATGGATGACAGGTTGCTGTAATTACCTTCGAACACTTGTTCGCCATGCACCTTGGTGTCCCACCACAACACGCGGATACGATCAGGCGGTAACGTGTCGCACAACTCTTGGATACGTGATGCGACCTTGGCAATGTCCTCGTTATCAATCGAACCGGACGTATCAATAGCCAGAATAACTTCACCGATAGTCTCGGTCACAGTGCTAGGCAGGTAGTACCCGTCAGCCAACCGGCTCTTGTTGAACCGTCGCCATGTCATCTCGTCCTTGCCCCGGACGTTCGATGTCCAGAAATCCTGTAACACCTCACGCCAGTCAATGTCTGGCTCCATCATGTCCTTGATAACACGAGGAATCTTTGCACCGAACCGACCGGCCAGCATCCCACCCTGCTGAATCGCCTCGTCGATCTTGCGAGTCACTTCCTCAACTTCACCCGGCTCCATGTCACCGATAGCCGACTCGTCATGTGAGTCAAACGATTCTTGTGGACGACCCTTGCCGCCACCACCCTTCTCTTCCTTCTTCAGATACTCATACACACGACGCACTGACCAGCCGTGAAACTCTCGATCATAGAAACAATTCTCGGGAAGTTTCAACAACTTCGGATCTTTCTTGTAGACCTCTACGATGATGTCATTCACCACGTAGTCCATCGCAATGTTGGCAAGCCTACCGTTCTCTTTCATCAGATCACGATGCCGGGGAATATGCTTGAGCATCACGTGCAAAGTCTCGTGCAACACGACACCGGCAATCTCCTCGTCGGTCAACGTCTCCAAAAACTTTCTGCCGTATCGCTTGTTAAACCCATCGGTGTACGCTGTCGGACACTGCCGCTCGTCATCCACAAGAGATGTCTCACCCATCAGGATGACGCCACCATACAGGCAAGTCTCAGGATGCTTGATCAACTTGATGTTGGCTTTCTTCAGCCGCGTTTCCAAATCGACTTCATTTAAAACCGCATTCATATCGCTACCTCTTCCTGCATTACCGTAATCCGATAACCCAACTGTCTGATCATCAGCAGTTCACGCCGACTAAACGTCCGTCGATGCGCTAACCGTGCGAACACTTGAGCCTTGTAGCACTCTGGGTAAAACCTTTCTGTGCCATACACCTCACGCTTCGTGATCACTATTTCCATCTGTTCGTTATCCATATAGACCACCCTCACATCAGTAACGGAATGTTGTTCGCGCCCCACTCACGCAACTCGTTGTTGTTACGTGCCAACTTAGCAGTGCGCTTGGACTCATACGCCATCGAATAGAAGCAAGACTTGACCTCATCGGATGAGATACGTTTCACGAAAGTCATGAACGCCGACAGATCATCCTGCGTTTCAATCGTATCGACCGCATTGAACATCATCTGAAACAACGCTGCCGGTTTCTCTGGAATCTGAACAGTCTCAGGGTTGGCGATCACATCCTTGATCGACACCAACTCACGCTCCATCGTCATGAACGCTGCGATAGATTCCGCGAACGCTGCACCACACAGACCGGCCAAGGCTGCCTGAGCAACGTACGGATGTAGTTTGTTAGCATTCTTGATGACGGCATCAGCACCGACCAATGACCGGGGCGTAACGAACGATGTGATCGGCTTCGTCGGATTGAAGATGTACGGATTGTTCTCCTGACTGCCGTCGAGATACGACGCAAGACAGTTCGGATTCATCGCCACCCACGACCGGACAATACGGGAGATACCGTTATCGGTTGCCCACACACCCCAGTTCCGGGCATCAGGCTTGCGTACATTGATCACACACAGACGATTCAACACGTGCGCTGAGACTGTATCGCCCACACCATCAGAGACGTTATTACCTGTTGCGAACACGATTGATCCGTTAGGCAACTTAACATCACCGACCGTACGTTCGAGCATCAGGCGAGTAAAGATAACCTGAAGCAACTTGTTAGCCTTCGTCACCTCGTCGAGCATGATGACCTTCGGCTTCGGGCTGTCCAACTTGAACAACTCCGACACGTAAGACTCCAACGTTTTAGTCTCGTGGTTCGGTATCCGCATCACTACGTCGGACACATCCAACACCGGACAGTCTGCGTAGATATAGTCATAGCCATTGCCCATGACCGACTCAAGGTTCGTCAACACCGTTGACTTGCCGATACCCGGCTCACCACGTAACAGGATCGTACGTGTCGTACCAAGCATGGCGATCAGGCTCGGAATATGTTTCAGTTCAACCGGAGTATTGAAATTGATTGTCTTGCTACTCATGTTTGCTACCTCGTTGCGTATTGGTTAATACGTTAAAAATCCACACAGTCACTACATCCATCCATCGCATCGGCCAGTATTTCGACCGCATGGACGTAGATAAGTTCCTGCTCGGGAGATAAAGTTTGCGTGTCAACTAGCGCCAACGTCTCGGCCAGCGCCATGATTAATTGCTTTTCTAACGGACTCATACTGCCACCCCAAACTTGCTGAGAATGTCGTCGATACCTTCCTTGATGACCACGCGCTGCGTGTCGGAGTTCCGTAACTTCTCGATCTCGATACCATCCAATAGGGCAGCGAGACTTGCCCGTGCATCCTCCAACTTCGGATCTGATACAAGATTAAATTCACGAAACGTATCGCAAAGCTCGCGGGCACGATCCAACGTGGAGTCATACAGTTTTCTACGACGCACCTTGATCTCACCGTTGCTGTCTACCGTGGTCTCAATCTCACAGCAATAGCTGATCGACTTCATCACATCGACCAACTGCTCGGACTGCTTCGCCAGTATCTGCTCGACCATGCGCTTGGCCTGTCGGTTGTAGTGCGTACTCATGTCATCCAATAAGTCTTGTGCGATAGCACATCGGAAGTCTCCAGTCGGAACCTCGGACTGAATCAGATCCACCGAAAACTTGCGCTTCAACTCCGACACATCGGGGTACTCGTTGCGGTCGAACATATCGCCCTGCACGAACGCCATGTTGCTCACGATAGCCGGGTACTTGTCTAAGAAGTCATCGACCAACCGGGAAAACTCTGCCTCGTGATCGGCATACTCCTTGTGAAACTTAGCCAGATTGATCACGGGCAGTAGGCGTTGCGATCCCGCCCAGTCATACGTGCTTCGCTGCACCCAGTTATAGATTGTCTGGCGATAGTTCAGCACAGCCTTATGCTCGGGGTTCTTGGCAAGTAGATGTTTCACAAACTTGCCGCTGTCGCTGCTTGCCTTCTTAGCCGCAGTCACCTCGTCACTGATTTGTTTATCCTGCACCGTGGCATTCCACACGTGCGACTCGACCGACACCAGAACGCACGACGATGCGAGCGAAATGATGTGGTTCGGCTTGGCTAAAAGATTGTCTGTCATGTTGCTACCTCGTTGATTTGGTTGTCCGTATTACTTAATACGGTTTTGCTTTTTAACTCACCCAATCTGTACTTCAAGTAACGCTGATAAGAATTCTCTGCAAATATATTAGACTCGGTTTTCTCCAATAAGTTCCGTAGTCGCTTCAAGTTTTCTTCGGATGTTCGTAGTTCTTCTGACACATCCTCAACTGTGTTCAGGGTTCTCATTTCTAATCTCTCACGGCCACACACTCGGTCAGGCTCATGTCCTCGTTCACTCGCAGGATTACTTGCGTGTAATTGTTCTCGATCACGATGTACCCACCGGGCTTGATGTTCTCCACGAACGCACCCTTCTCATCCTTGATTGCCCAGTCCGTATGTATGTACGTCCCACTCACGCCTTGCAGGATTCGGTTGTACGTTCCCTCTGTTAATTCAACCACGCTCATTCCTCGTCCTCCTCGGTCTCGTCGTCTTGATAAAACTCATTCACATGAGCCATGTCTGCTACCTCGTCCTCGCTCATGTATTTAAGACAGGCCATGATCACCTCGTCCCTGTCCAGCAAACCCTCGTCAATGTCGTTCAGGATTTGGTTCGTTACTTTTCTGGTCATTGGTTAATCTCCGTATTAGTTAATACTTCGTCGCGTTCGAACATGATCTTCTTCAGTGCTTTCTTAACCGCCGTGTCTCGTGCCAACTCTTCACAGCAGATGCACGACTTGCACCCACAGATCTGGCCGACTGCGACACGTTCTTTCCGTCGCCGTTCTTCTACGATGTCTAAAATCATGCTCATCTCGATCACCTCTCAGATAATAGAAAAACAGCCGACCCACTCTTTGTAATGGTGCTGGTGGTATAGCCGCATAACTTGCCACTCTCCATCGGCTTCGCGCATGACGCAGATATCGCCCCGCTTCCACTTTTCCCATCCGGTCATTCCTCGTCCTCCTTTGCCTCGTCGCTGATAATTTCTAACGTCTTCGTCAGAAACTCGACCTGCAGTTCCAACTCGTATATCCGGGCATCGCGCTTGCCAATCTCCTGCACGATTGCCGTTGTGATCTCTCTGATTTCCATCTCATGTCCTCGCGTACTTGTTCAGTTGCTTTAATAACGTTCTATCTGTCACGACGATGTAGTTCGACTTCGCCATCGGCACGACCGTGTGCTTCACTCGCCTCGCATCGACCTCGCCACAACGTAGGCAGGTAATGAACCCCGCCTCGACTCGCTTAGGCGCGACCTCTTCCATCTGACACTTCACGCACCACATAGTTCCGCTACCTCCGAATAATCCCAATCTTATTGCTAGTTACGTGCTATTTTTTCCCACGCACGCATCGTCAAATAAAGTAAAACCTGATCTCATAATCCCAATCTTGGCTGCTCACCAGTAAGGATTTCTCGTCGTAAATCTCTCGCTAAATAAAATAAACAACCACGCGATGACTGAAAGCTCCGCAAAACGAACCCGACAATCACCGCTAGGTTGCTCACTCGTTCTTCACGGCTCACAACTTTGTAGGCAGATACTCAGGGCGCGGGGGAACCCGCTCATGCCCTTAACGCTGCCGGGTGTATGTTGCCCACCCGTATCGGCTGTGGAACGCTTGGCCTAGAACGACCTAGGTGATCAGACTTGGCGCGTATTAAGTAATACGCTGTTCCCGTTAGTCCTCTTTTACGACCACCTTTGCCGCCCGACTTGTCGCCGTGCGCTCCTATGGCATTGAGGGAGTACATCCCCGAGTCATGCCCACTCGTCGCCCTTGATATGGGGACACCGTACCTTGCCATCGGTACGTCGCGGCTCTGTCCACCGCGCCTTCGCCTACTACCGGCTTGCGGCTTGTAGGATCGTGGAGGGATCGAAACTGCGTATTACTTAATACGCTTGGCTTGCGCCGTGTGTTTTTATCCGTCCTATATAGTTAGACAAGTCAAAACGGGATTAGTTCCCTGTGTTTCACCGATTTTTGATGTTTTTGGTGATGTATTTGTTTCGGGGTAAGGAGATAGCCAAACCGTATTAGATAATACGGCCGTATTACGGTAATACGCTGTTGAGCGTGGTTTGTGGGGGGGGGTG